TTTTTCGCGAAAAATTTTTTGGGATGCGTAGCAAAAGTACAGCGGAAAAAGAGGCTGGATTCAGGTAGTGGCGGGTGGGTGGGTGCCTTGCGGCACTTTTGGGGGTATGGGGGGCCTCGCTAACCGTCTCGCTAAGGCGCGACCTAACGCCTCGGCTAAGGCGCAAACTAACGGGGCGAGTTAGGCGCGAGCGGTTGTAAAAAAAGTTTTTGTTAGTGCTTTACTTTGGCGGCGTTGTGAGCGAAGATAGGTTCCGTGGTTAAGCAGTAGGGCTGGCCACTTACACTTAGAAAGTAGAAAGGAAAATACAATGGCTAATCAAGCTACAAAGCAGATATCTGCACCTATGACTCTCCCTGAAATGGTCGGCACTGGCAAAGCGACCAGCGGCTCAGTGATGTTCGACAGCGTGCCATCTGGCGTGCGACTCCCTAAACAGATGATCAAGATCATCACCGCGTACTACACGCTGGCCGGAGACGCGCACCGAATGGTCGCGATTCAGGATATCGTCGACGAGCTATCCGACTGGGGATACCAGCAGGACGCGGCGGTCGTTATGACCCACTACAAAATGCAGATCGAAGGTCGCAAAGAGTGGAAAGGAAAGACCGGCATCGTCAAACTAGGATCCTTCGAATAGAGGGATCGCCACCCACGAAGGGAGCCGAGTGGCTCCCTTTTTTGTGCCCAACCATCTAGAGAATCAATCAATCCGTCGCTAAGTGAATAAGGGTGGGTGGGTGGGAGGGTGGGTGGGCCGCGCCTCTATTTTTCTATGTAGTCGATCGATCGATCAGTCGATCCGTCGATCGATCCGATCCGATTCGTAATCGATCCCTCGATCGTTTGCGGTACACGTTTCGTGATGAGTTGTCCGAGTCGATCGATCAGCTGATCCTTGGATAGTGAGTCGATCTTCGCGGTCAGTACTTCGCGTCGATCGATGTAAAGTCCTCCGACCTTCCCTCGGTGGATCTCGGCGGTGATGGCTGCGTTAATCTGTCCCTGGTCGCGTGCCTCCTCGCGCAAGTCATGAAGCGCGGATAGGTGGCCCTCCATGGAAACTCTATCCCGCTCCGCCTCCTTGATTTCCTGGTCGATCAGATAGTTTCGGAGTAGCGGGTTGTGATTGAGTAACACACTGCCTTGTCTCTTGGCAGCGGCTCTGTTCTTCGTATAACCCGCTTTGACAGCTGCTTCGGTAGCGTTTTGGCCTTTCAGATACTCTCGAGCGAACTTCTTTTGCTTCGGGTTTAGCGGGTGCCACTTCTTACCATCGGGGTCGATGAAGCCGTTACCATCGTCAGATGGGATCATGGGAGTGTACTGTAGCTCTTTCATGCAATGAATCCGAGGGGTCTGTGGGTCACTACTATAATCTAAAAATAATATATTTTATAAAAAAGAAAAGATTTCGCTCGCGGCCTATCTACTCTCTTCTCTGTTTCAGAAGTAATAGTTCTAATAGATTCTATTACTTTTCAATCACACTCAACACGGCCCCCGTCCCTTGTCCCACGAGGCTTTTCTCCTCACTCTATTACTTCTATTAGTTTATTAGTCGTTTTTGTTAAAAAAATAAAAAAAAGTTTTTTTTCCAAATAGACAATATCAGTAATATCTCTAATCTTTCTAATAGGCACAAAAAAGCCCACCGAAGTGGGCTAATCGCGGTTAGTGGAAGTTTAGTACAGAAGCTCGAGCACGGTCAGATCTGTCAATACCCATCTCATTCCTAACTCAGGCTCGGTTGTAGCTATTCCGTGTTGGTCGTCTTCAATCTGAGGCCCGTCTAGGTTACTGACTAACGTCCAGACGTAAATGTCGTCGTCTTCGATCAGGGGTATGAAATGTTCCAGCACGTGTGGTTTTACGGCGTCGGGTAATGCTTTGTATTGCGCACCCCTCATAATCAACAATCCCTTGCCGTCCGTTTCATTTGTGTGTAACCAAATGACTATCGCACCTTGATCAAACTCCTGTCCTTTTCGGACTAGGGTGTGTCCCAACAGGTGCAAGTTAGGTCGCACGAACTCTCCGTCTTTTTCTAACAAGTCGGGGACTATATCTTCTGGGTAAAAGGTGTACGTGAAGTCGAAAAACTCTTCGCGCTCGCGAACACCACTAGCTGAGATCAGTGTCTCTACTTTATCGAGAGTTTGGAATAGTTCCTTGATCATTTTATTCTCCTTTCTAAATGATTGACATCAACCACATTCCACCGTGGCTATCGAAAGTTTCGCCGATGACTCGGTTCTTTTTCGTAACGGGGTCGCGGTACATGAATATCGAGCAGTCTCCTGGCTCGTCACTATCAGATCCCTCATGCCATGCAACTACTGAAATATGTTCTTCATCTTCGGGCATATTGAAATGTTTATCGCCTTCAGGCCCAGTCCGAAGTTCAGCTAATTCAAGGCTGTATCCTTCTTCGTTTGCTGCGTCAGAAAAAATCGAGATCATTTTCGGGCTAAACCTGTAATCTGCGAATCGGCCTGTGGTCATCATCTGACCCATCGTGATATCTTTAATATCCACTATATTCTCCTTTCTATGGGTAAAAATCCTAGGGCGCGTAACCGCGCCCGTAGCCTATAGTAAGGCGGGAAAAAACGAGGGTAAAGCACTAAAGGAGCAGTACGAAATGGTCTTTCTCTTTCTTAAGTTTCCCGTCGACACCTCTGTAGACTGGGATCGTGGAAGAAGAATCAGCATCTAAATCTGCTTTGGTGCGAACAAGGTATTGTTCATCTTCGGCTGGTCGGAAATCTTTCAGTCGTTTAACGACAGTCGAAATGGACAAGTCCGCAGTTTTCAATCGGCTTATGTAATACTTCATGTCAAAATACTCGAAGGGATATCAAACTTCCAATCGGAAGCTAGTTTGAAATAAATCGATTTGTAATGTCCGATCGTGGCTTGGTCGAACTTAGTCTCGTCCGAAGAATACTGAATGAGATTGTCAATCTCCTGTAGTACGTTTCCTCTTGCCACGTCGAGTGGCGTTTCGTCTCTCTCGTTTCTCATATCATCTCCCGATATGTTCGATATCCGAGTCGGGTATCACTTGGTAAGCGCCTTTGTTATAGGCTGGGGCGATCGTCGCACGGGCCGACGGTCGTGTATCTGGTCTCTGCGTACAGTCAGCGGTGGGCATCCGAGAGGGATATTTTTCTCGGTGGTCGTCGACACGCATAGTCAGGGTCAGTGGTCGGAAGGGTCGGGCTTTCGCCCGACTCCGAGGTAGTGGTTTATAGCGTCTAGGCATCTGCATAGTCCGCGATGTTACGGTCATCGTCGACCTCGTCGGCGAACGTAATCGGGTATATCGGGTACGCTGCCATCTCACCTGCAAGTTCGTCGCGGTAGTTATCAATACTCCTGACTCGCTTAACGCTCACATGATCCTCGACTCGCTCTTCGAGTAGCCACTGGTCGAACAATCTGGTACGAGCTTTGTAATCCTCGGGGAAATAATGTTTCAAAGCGAGTGGGGTATCTTCGTCGATCGGGGTGGAGCGGGGGTGCCACTTACCGTAGGTAATGGCTAAGTTAATAATCTCGGGGTACGCTGCGAGTACCTCGTCAGGTATCGAATCACCTATGGTGCGTAACTCAGCGTGGGCTTCTTGCATGAAGTCGTGTAACTTACCCGCAAGGCTGCTGCTGAATCCTAGTGACTCGAGGTGTGGTCGGAATACACGATACTCAAGGTCGTGCTCGTCGAATGTATCAGACATATCTGTCTCCTTTCTGCTTTCTAAGTTATCCGCGCCCGTAGGCGGCGCGGTATATATAAGGTACTTACGATTACCGCGAAAGTAAAGCACTAACGCGACTACTCGTCGACGGTGTCCTCGAGGTAATCCAGAAGCTCTCGTAATCTAGGGCGAAGCTCATCTTCGTAATCACGGTCATCGGAAAGCCGTGCACTAACTTCTAAGAGCAATGCTTGGAACCGTTCTAGTAACGGTCTCTCTTCAGGCTCAGGTTCATCCCCACCGAAATGCTTTTCGATAAGCATGGCGTCACTTAATTCGCGTAAGCGATCAACATCAACGGTCATTTGCTACGCTCCTTACATCTTCTAAGCGTTGTTGGATGACGACTGTATTGCAACTACTGCAACACTGTCCGTCTGCGAGGGGCTGTGCGTTATGTCCGTGTGCCCAGCCGTTACTTTGTACGTCGATCGGCCCGTCACATACGCTGCATTGGTATTCTACGTTCGGATCGTATGACCTCATCTGACGAGGGTTTTTGGTTTCTTGAGGATCATCAACATCGTGCATCTTAAACTTGATATCGATCTCAGCGGCGACACCTTTCTGTTCTTCTATCGCTACGAAAAACATACAGGCGTCGCAATCTTCTTCAAGGTAAACCTTCGATCCTGAAACGTAACTATGTCCACTGATCTCTTGGTGTATTCCAAGTTCGAACAGTTCGCTAAACTCCACTTCTAACCAGCCGTGGCCAGAGTCGTGGAAGAAGTTGTATTCCTTCATTTCGTTCTCCTTTCTATTAAAGTTTGTGGTCTGGTAGTCGATACGATTGCGGTAATGAAAACTTCCCGTGGACGAGAAGGGTGAGGCCCGACTTCATCGTATCTATTTCTCTAAATCCCTCGAAAGGGGTAGGAACCAGCCTGACGCTACCAGTCGCCTGACATAATATCCTCACCGATATTCTATTTATCAGCTGCATCTTCTAAGAGCCTATCCCAAAGTTCGTCAGAGATCTCGGGCATCTTTTTGTACAATACTTTGTGCAACTGACACTGTAAACATTCTACCGTGGCGTATTCTTCCACGGGGCCATCCGAGATCCATGAACGACAATCGTCGTTGTAACAAAGCTGAATCTCGTGCGGTAATAATTCGAAGGCAGCGTCGAGTAAATCGGTCTGCCTGTCATATTTTTCTCGCCAGCTCATATATTCTCCTTTCTATGGGGGCGCGGGTAGCGCCTACTACTAAAAGGTAGCGGCGACTACCCCGAAAGTAAAGCACTACGCTAGACGCTTCTCGGGATTCCTGAGATGCCATTCGACGTTGTACCAATAAACTTTCATCTTCTGATCCTTAGCGCGGTCGGCACATTTGCGAACCGCGTCTATGCGTCGTTGTGTTTGAGAGTTGGTCATAACTTTCACCTCACACCAGATCTTTGATCACGGAAACTGTAAAAGCAACCATCGCCATGATAAACGCTGCTCCGCAAATTATCGCCAGCCGTTCAATCTTATTCATGGAATTCGATTTGAAATCGGGTGTTCTATTTTCAACAAGCTGAGGATGTTTCCTTGCGGTCTCTTGAATAATTGTTTTAATCGCTTCAGAGTTATGTGTCATGCGATTGGTAGGTTTGATTTTCGGATCAGGTTCTCTCCGAGGAGGTCGTACAACTGACCAAGGATCTTCAATAGATTTTTCGACTTTAGCTTTCCGCTCAAGCGAGACCTTTTGTTTCCCCTTATCGATCTGGTTTTTAGTGTATATGGCTCTCGACCAGATTCGAGGGGCTTCTTTATCCGCATAGTCGTTGTAACGAGCAATCCGATACCTATCTTTTGAACCACGAACCTCCACTTCAATGTAGGGTACTCCTGACTTCAGCATGTGCTCATGCAGTTCTTTGAGGTTAGCGGGGGGTTTGCCAACGTAAGTGTACTGTCGCCAAAATGATTTTAGCTCTCGGAGCACGTCAGGGGCTTCAACGAAATCGCTCCCTCCTAAGTTATCAACTGCTCTATATAGAGCGTGTGAAACACTGTGGATTTTTACTGGAAATGGTGCAAGTTCCATATCTTTCTCCTATGGAAAAGGGGGGCCGTAGCCCCCGATCTATCAAAGTGAAACAATAAACCCTTCTTCGATCAGGGCTTTTTTGTAGCACGCGATAATGCGCTTTTTCTGTTTCTCTGGGTTTTTGGTATTA